TTTATACAGAAACAGAGAGTCTGCGACCATCCAGAGATTGCCATCGTCCCCGTTGAAGTATTCCCGAGACTTACCGAGAAATCCTTCTAGTTCTCGCCAAGCATTGAGCTGCTGCTCGGATAGCTGAATGCCATTCGGCATTGCTTCCTGCCGATGAACGGCGAGATCCAGACTCTTCGCCCGGTAGATTGTTAGCGCCTTCATGCTCTTACCCCGCAGTCGATAGATTTATTGTACTCGGGCCAGCCGCGACGATCTTCTGGCGGCGGATGCGAGTCTTCGAGCCAGTACCCGGTCATCTCGCAGTAGAGCGCGTCTTGCTCATTAGCCGCATCGAAGTCGGTCGCCCCTGCGAATAGTAACGCCGAAACGATTAATAGCGCCAGTGCAGAAATATAGAGTGATTTAATCATGAGTGCCTCCCGGCGAGAAGCGCCCCTAAGGGCGCGATTAGATTAGACTGCGATTTTTGCGAAACCTTCTGGATCACACATGAAATAATCGGTTCCGTCGAATAAGATGTCCCCGATGCTCATGCTGTGCTGACTAGCTAAACGAGTGATTTTTGCTTCGATGCCGCAGTTGTGAATGTGAAATGCTTCTTCGAGATCAGTTGTATCTATCTCGGCGACTTTTGACCAGAATTCGAAAGTCTTAGCATCGAACTTTTTAGAGCCGTGTATTTCTGTATCCATTGCCGCTCTAATTGCTGGATACTTAGAGATAGCGCCATCCCATCCAAGATCGTTGATTTCGTCGTAATGTTCGCGCTTCGAGTTGTTTTGAAGAAGTTTAATCATTTTGTCGTGCTCCCGTTGGTGTGTTTCCGTTGCTGTTGGGTATTTTATACACCAGCTAAAACCAAAAAGGAACACTTTCGTTCAAAATAAATAACACTTTTGTGAATTAAATTAAAACTTCTTATATTTCCGCGACTTAGCAGATGCAATTTGCTGCGATTTAATCCAGTTTGCGACCTCCGGGACGATTTCTGCTCTTAAATTTACCGATAAACCCTTCGGCCAGACTCCAAATCGCTTCTTGTACTTGTGCGATGCCCAGCCGTCTTTCCATCCTTTCTGGCGAGAGTGCCGGAGTAGATTCGAGTACCACATAGACTTTTCGGCTTTCGTTGGAGCCGCTGGCTTGTCGTCTATCCTTACTAGCATCGTGCTATCTGATTCGAGCCGCTCGGTGATTGTCAGCTCGTAGCCACAAGCGCATCGAAGTCCCATCATGATTTTCTGGCATCGCGGGCATTCTCTGGTCGATCCGTCTGCTTTCTCTTTTTTCTTGAGCTGGTTCTTTTCTGAGAATTTACGGTCGCCATTGTCGAGTTCTTCGACTTCCATCGTGTGAGCGTAGCCGAAGCGTCCGACGTTCCCAGCGTGATCGAGATAGATCGCATACGGCTTTGATTCGTGAAGTCTCTGCACGCGTCCGGCGCGTTGCTGGTAGGCGATAGCAGATTTCGACGGGCTGCAATCTATGAGACACCGGGTCTGCGGACTGTCATACCCAACTCCGAGCAGCTTGGAGCAACTAAGAATCTTGAACTCCCCGGCTTCGTGCCCCCGGTAGAGTTCTGCTCTGGTCTTCTCGTCGGTATAGCCATCGATGTGCTGCGCTGAGATTCCCGCAGCCCGGAACATCTCGACCAGATACTTTGAGTGCTTGATTGATGGCGAGAATGCGATGGTCTGTGAGTTCTCTCCGTGTTCGAGCCAGTTGCGAATAATATCGCCAGTGAGATGCTGGTCTTCTTCGGTCGCCCGGGCGAGATCATTGGGATCGAAGTCGCTGCCGCCTGTCGAGAGAGCTTTCGATTTAAGCCCCTTCGTGTCGATCTTCGCGCCGCCGTAGTAATGAACCGGGGCGAGATAACCTTTTTCAAGTAGATCAGCAGCAGTGCATGGCACGATCAGATCGTCCCAGAATTTCCCCAAGCCCTTCGAATACGGTGTCGCGCTAAGTCCCACGAACTTTACGTTCGAGTAGCGATCCATTAGATCAGTGACGACTTTCCACGGCGTATGAGCTTCGTCGACGATAGCGAAATCGAACTCTGGCGGTCGTCTGCGCCGAGCGATCGTCTGGATCGATGCGATCTGGATCTGCTTGCTGGGGTCTGTTCTCCAGTGATCGGCTTGAATCACTCCGAAGTCTAGCCCCATCGCTTCGAATGCGTCCATCGTTTGCTCGACGAGCTTCACGCGATCTGCGAGAAATATAACGCGGCGAGACTCCGCTGCGCACTTGAGCATATAGGCCGCAGTTATCGTCTTCCCAAACGAGCAGCAAGCGGCCAGCATTACCCGGCGATTCCCCTGCTTGAATGACTCCCGGATCATTTCGATCGCTTTTACTTGATGGTCTCTGAGTTCCATAATCGCCTCCCGACGAACATTTTTGTAGTGTCTGTAAACGACGCGCACGCCCCGTCTTTTTCTCCCATAGAGGCCAGCAGCTCTATCCTACCGCTAGTCCCTACGTTCGCCGAAGCGACGGCCAACTGGCCGGATACTCAATATCCCGATCCACAATGGTGAATCGACTCCCCGCTCAATTTCTTGAGCTGCGGCATTTGGATAAAATCTCTCACACTCTGCCGAGTTAAACTCTATGGGCGCGAGCCGTCAGACGGGAAGGACGGGCATCGCTTTATTTGAGTGCTTGATCGTCGCCTTTCGGCCGCTGTTTTAAGCCCCAGCTCGGCATATTCGAGAGTTTCGGTCTGAATTCATCGCACCGATCGGCATATTTCGCCGATTTGTAGTCAGATTCGCTATATATTGGGGTATTTCTTGACTCGATACACTATCAGTTGCGATAATTCCTGCATCGGAACCCGATGGGCTAATCCTGAGTTAGTGCATCGGCAGAGTCCACAAGCTCGTCCGACTGGTCGTAGTATATCTCCACTGCGTTCCAAAAAGAAGCCCCAGACCTCCCGCTGGGGCTTTTTTTATCCCTTCTCGCTGAGACGCTTAACCATCATTTCGCGATTCTCTTTCTCTTTGGCGTGCTTCACTCTTTCGTTGCGAATATCGAACGACGCATCGTGAATATTGAATTTCTCGGTAATCGCACCGGGTTCCATCTGGCGAATCTTGCCGCCCCGGGCCAGATACTCGGCGACGTGCTTGTCGAGAATGGCTCGGAGTTCATCTTTTTGCTTTCTGTTATCGATCAACTGCTCTTCCTCATCTTCGAACATAGCGCTCTCGCCCTACTTTAGAGACAACTCCCGCTCGCGCAGTATAGCCTGATCGAATGCTTTGCAATCGGTGCAGTACCATCCGACTCGATACGGCTGATAAGTGTCATCTGTGGATCGGTGATTAAACCCGACAACTTGCTCCATAATGCTGCCGCAAATGCACGACTTTTTACTGAAATCATCGGAACTTTCTTTCATAAAGTTTAGCTCTTTTTGTGAATATGCTTTTAACCCGGTCGAGATAATCGGCATCGAATCGTCTTGGCGAGTTGTCCTGCTCCAATCGCTCGACGCGATCCAGTCCAATTCTCTCGATCAGCCCTGCCCGGTATCCTACTACATTCCCCGAGAGATACCGATTACAATACGCGAGCTGGCTGTGGCAGTTGAATAAATTAAATTTAAGCCCGGGAGCTGATCCCCGGCTTCGGTAGTGACCAGCGTCGACTGCGCCTCCGTGCTTTATATCGCCCTGAGAGCGTCCGCAGCAGATACACGGCTTTCCCATGTCTCTCGCTCTTATGTAGCGATTAAAAGCCGCCTGAGCCTCTTTTACGCGGTCTGAGCGCGTCTTCAGAGTTGCTTTTGCTTCTCTGGTTTCTTTTTTGTGCGCTTTGCGTCTTATTTGTTGCGCAGCGTCACTTCGAGAGAACTCGATCAGATGCTCCATCGAGCAGAATGCTTTCAGACTACCGATTACCGCTGACTCAGCTTCTACTTTCTTTCGGCATAGTGAGCAGCGTCTAGTCCGCATTTTTTAGACCGAGATGGTCTGCATACGGCTTCAGATACTTTCGCCAGAACTCCAGTTCGACGGCGATCAGCTCGTTATATGTCTCTTTGACCTGCTGGCGGTCGAGATTAGCCAGTCCGATTTTAAGTTCGTCTTCGGCTTTGTGTACTGGTTCTAATAAGTGAGCGGCCATATCAGCCTCCATTATTTACGATTTTGAAGAATAATTTCGAGCCTTTCCATATCGGTGAGATCTCGAATATAGGCGACCTGAGCGTCAACCTTCTCGGTGAAATTATCTGTCAGATCTCCTTTTTTGACCGGGAACCCTACTTCCTCCCAATAATCCGTTTTTTCTGCGAACCCGAGAAGGAAAATATCGTGATCGTTAGCGTATGTGAAGACGTAAAGATCGCAATCCTGCCCGTTCTGAGACTGTGGAATTCTCACCGTATAGTCTTCCAGCGGCTCTCCGTGAGCCTTTTTGGTCTTTATATCTATTCGATACCCGCCAACAATAAAGTCGCAGTCGTATGACTCTCCAGCGCAATAATCGAAATCTATATCGAGATCGATTAACCATCTGCCAAACGCCATTTCCCCGATTGTCCCGGGGATCTGGCCGGAACCGTTCTGGAGTATTGTCGTCGAATTAAACGCTTTATTGGTGTGCTTTATGTGAGCGTAGTTAAGCCACGGCAGAGTTATATGGTATTTAATCATTTTTACTGGGCCACTCCGGTATTTTGATTCCATGCGTTTGCGCCAGATGGCGAGAGATTGTTTCGTAGATCTTGTTATATTCGCCGCGCTCCGGGTCTTTCGTAGACTCTTCGCCGACCATTATCCGCTGAAT